AAAGAGGGCTAACAGGTGCTAGCCCTCTCCTTGTTTAAGTGAATTACTTAATTAGTGCAACCTTGTTCTTAGGGAACTTCTTGTTCCACTTAGCAGCAAGTGCGTTGTACTTGGTCTTGTTGCCAAGAACAGCAGCCTCTGCTAGTGCAAGTTTACCCTTTAGGACTGCAATCTCTGCATCCTTTTCTGCTACTAGAGCAGCAAGGTCAACAACCTTCAAAGTACCACGGACAAAACCAGCAGGTGCAGTTAGACCAGTTACAGCATTTGCCACAGTAGCAGTTGCGATAAGGTCATATGAACCTACGGCTAGACCAGTTAGTTCCTTGGTTGATACGCCATCTGCAGCAGCAGTTAGCGAGTGGGTGCTTGTTGCAGTTGAACTTACAACCTGCAATGCAACAGTAGATCCTGCAACAGCGTTACCGAATACGTCAGCACCAGCAACAGTTACCTTTGCGGTAGTTCCTAGAGCAGCAGTAGGTGCTGATAGTACGATGGTGTTTAGTGCACCAGCAGTTCCCTTTACGTAGTAAGTTGTAGTTACGCCATCGGCAGTAACAGCAACAGTACCAGTCTTAGTGGTCTTTGTGAACACAAATAGGTCTGCAGTGGTACCAGTACCAGTTGCAATGCTTAGTGTTGCTGAACCAGAAGCAGCAGTTGCACCAGTTAGGCTGGTAAGCAATAGTGCGTCAGTTGCGGTTGCAGTAACGGTTGATCCAGCAGCAACGCTAGTAAGAGCAATCTTAAGAGCGTCAGTTGCATCTACAGTGTTGTCTGCAGGTACTGGAAGTGCTACTGCGTTAGCAGTAGTGGTTGGTGTTGGTGTAACCGCAACAGCGTTTACAGTTAGTGCTGCTGATGCAGCGTTAGCAGGTGCTGCTACAAGAGCAGTTGCTGCAAGTGCTACTGCGGTGGCAATAGCGATAAGTGGCTTCTTGAATGAAGTCATGTTTATTTCTCCTTATATTTATAGTTAGATTAGATCGAATCTAGCCAAGTATTCTTTAACCTCTTTTGGCATAGGTTTATATTGTATCACACCATTTTGATCTGTGTCAAGTGCTTTCTTTGGCCTATCTCTAAAGGTGTGAATCTCCACCTCAAGGTTTTGGTCCTTTGGGGTGTGTGATATAGCCCCAAAGATCGCACCACACACAGCATCCGCCAAGTCCTTAGAAGACTTACGTGGGTGGTCTACTCTATTTTGCTTAACAATCTTAAGTTCGATTAGTTCCTCAAAGAGTAGTTCGATTGCTGGCATAACTAGGCGATCTTCATAAACCAACATCGCCATGTCTTCGTAGTGCTTCTTAGCGACCGAAACAGTGTCAGTTCTCATACCCACCTGTTTCAGTTCGTTCTGAATATCGAATGACTGCCAGCGGTCAAACGATACCATTCCTATATTGAATCCTAGCCTTCTTAGGTTTTGAATCCATTGCTTTACCTCTGAAAGGTTTACTGGACCTTCTACCTTTGGCTCCCACCATGCTACAGCATCTACCACTACGATAGGTGCTACCTGTTGGTAATCCTTAAGTACCTGCAGATTTACCCACTTATCTACGTGAGCAATTGCTACGGCACACTTGTCGTGCTTCTGTGCAAGGTCAGCATGCACATAATAAATTTTATCAGGATCTGGTTTGAAAGACTCTTCGAATCTTCTGTGAGTGTCCAATGGATTACGGATGCTCATTGCCTCACGGATCTTGTCCTCTTGCTTGAAGAATCTGTCAGAGGAGAACGTAGGGACACAAGCAAAACGTTGCATTGCATCTCCCATGTCTGTAAAGAATGCCAACTTGAAGTCATCAATCTTACGAGTAGGGTTCACCACCCAAGTAGGACGCTTTAGAGCAAACATTCCTGGATACTTGTATGAGATGATGGTGTCTTCATCCCACTCAATATCTAGATAGTTTCCCTCTTGGTCTTCTGGCAGTTCTGGATTCATAACAAATCTGTGATGCTTTGTAATGACTTCCTTGTCTGCAATTACTGTGTCATATCTTTGTGAGATGAAGTCGCCTGGATAACGAGGGAATGACAGCAATGCTACCTTGCCCAAGTCTGGGAAACGAGAATCTACAGAAGCACGGAAGGCCTTGTAGATATTATCTGCTGTCTTACCCTGATCATTACCAGTACTAACTTCAGATGCAAATCCTGAAATCTCGTCAAGTACCGCAAGAAGTAGGTTAAGACCCTCGTGAGACTCACGCTCAGAGTGTCCAGAGTAAACGGTGATAGAGTGATCAAACTCAATGCTATCGGCCTTTGCGTAAAACCTACCAGCAAACCATGGCGACCTTTCGATCTTGGTTTTGAAACCCTTAAAGAAAACGTTCTTGGCCTGCTGTGCGTTAATAGCAACGTTAATAATATCGATAGCGTCACCAGACGGCTTGCCAAAATAACGAGCAGGATCTTTTAGACAAAGTAGTTTGTAAACGATATAGGCACAAGCAACAGTAGAGGTAAAGTCCTTACCAGAACCCTTACCTAGTTGAAGGATAACCTCGTTCTTGGTGTACTTGTTGTAGTAGCGTTTACCCTCAGTATCGCCCATGAGTTCGATCAGGTCTTCAAGTTTATATATCTGGCTCATTGCCTCAACGATATCGTACTGAACCTGTGATAGTGGTGGCTGTCCTAGATACGCTTCGCCCTCAACAAATGTCTTAGCATCCACAGGACGCTCTGCAAAGTTATCGGACTTGAGTGCTTCTAAGAAATCATCAAACATCGCTATTGACCACCACGGTAATTACTTCTTTATCCTTAGATACTTCAGATAGTCTACGCATAATCTTGTCTCTTACCTCTGGGTGTTCTGCTGCGATATCCTTTAGGATACCCACCAAAACTTCCTGACGGTTCTCAATGGCGATCATCTCTTCTGCAAGTTCCTTGTTCTCAAGTAGGCCTGCTTTCTGTAGCATGTCAATACGCTTGGACTCTAGGTCCATAACCAACTTAATGCCAGCAGTCTTGGCCCCAAGGTTGGCAGTGGTTGATGCCTCGTCGATAACCTCATATGCTTTACTAATTAGTTTAGTATAGTGAGTGTCTGCACCCACAAGTGCTTCCTTGGCACGAGCACGAATAGCGGCATTGTCTGCAGCCATTGTTCGCCACTCATTAATATAGGCAACAACCTTTTGTCTTGGCATAGCCAACTCTTTAGAAATCTGTGTAGGCTCACTACCTGCTAGATACTTCTCAACAACCTTGTTTACTTCGTCAAGGTGTTCTACTGTCAAATCTTCAAACGACACGTTTTGCTCTCTTTCGTTTCTTTGGTACTCTCTTGATGTCTTCAAGTTTAAATGCACGGAATGTCGTAGACATACCCTTCTGCAATTCAAAGCAGTCTACCCATGTAGACCCAGTCTCAACATTTGTAGTGTATCCGTGAAACTTAAACTTTAGACCATGCTGTCCTTTTACTTTAATTATATCACCACGGATTACTTCGAATCCCTCTACAATAACCGACTCTTCGGTCTGGAACTTTTTGGCAATCTCTGGAACTACGAACTTGATCTTCTTAGCCATCTGTTTTTTCTACCTTAATTCTAAGCAAGCATCGCTTGCAGGTTGTGTATGTTAGTCCTGTAAATGGACATGAGGCTGTGTGAGCCTCTCTGTGTTTGCAGCCAAATCTTTTTAGATATGAAGATGCTACAAAGACAAGGTGTCTTACAATTTTCATCTCTTAGACTTTCTCAATCCAAACTTAGCAAGATAAACATAGATAGTCTCTACGCTTGTCCCACATTCTTTTGCAATCTCTTCTGGGGTCTTCTTGTCCAGATGAAATCTTTTCTTTAGCCATGTTTCAGACGTATACAGTTTAACAGCCATATTATCCCTTGTCAATCTTTCCCCAATTATTAATAGCGTAATGGCCAATTCCAATGGCATCTGCTACGTCATCATCGGTTAGGTTTTTATCATAATAAGTATTAACAAACTTAATGGTTCGTTGCTTGCGGATCTCACGAGATTTGTTCTGGTACCAGTTCTTTGACTTACCTGGAAACTCATTCATCAGGTCTTGCTTTTCCTTGGAAGTTAGTTTGTTGTTACCAATAAAACTTTGCCATGTAATAGGATTGATAGAGCCAGATGTTTTGATACCTGCCAACTTTGCAGCACCTAGAAGTGCACCCTGGATCAGGGCAAGATCAGAAGCAGTCTTTGGACTGTTGATGAAGACAGTGTGCTCAATAACGATTGAGTCAATTTCGAACTGCTTAAGGAAAGGCAAAGTCTTTCTAGCAGCATCTCCAAGTTTTTGATACGCATTATTTCCCTCAAATTTTATTTTGCCACAAGCAACTAGGCTGTGATCTGAGAATAGGGCAAAGGCAAGACTGTTAGTGCTTGCGTCAATAGCCAAAACATTCTTTGGTTTGTTTGTAAAGTTACTGAGTTTTACCATTTGCAATATTCTTTAGTTCTCTTAGTGCCTTTGCAACATCGCTAGGATTTACAATACATGATTGGCATATTTGGTCATCGTTGTAAATCGATAGCAATGTGTCGCAGGACCTGCACCTTCGCTCTTTGCCAGAACGCTTAGTGCGTCTTGTTACAAGATACCTAGCGGCAATCTTTTCTTTTGTAGCAGCATTCCTGCACTCTGCCGTGCAGTAAATCTGATATGAGACTTTGGTCTCAAAGGTGTGGTCACACCATTCACAGTGTTTGTTTTTCATCCAATGGCTCCAGAGATCTAATCTTTATCACTCCAGAACCAGCGTCGTCACAAGCCTGACGGATTGGACATGTCTTGCATATCTTTGAGTTGCTACGATAGTTCTTTTCTGGCAAGGTCTTGTCTGTCCATGCCTTACGAACTGTACGCATCCACTCAAATGTGTTCTCTACCCACTGATACATATATTCATTTAACTCAACAGGGAAGATAAGCAATTCGTGATTGTTTTTGTTTTCATAAATCAGGATTGCTCGTCTTCTGTTAAGAATCTTCATGTAGATAAGCAACTGAACCATGTGGCCCAGTTTTGGCTTACCTGCAATCTTTCGGTATTCAAAACCTTCGTTAGGCATTGTCTTGATCTCGCCAAGCAAGTCCTCATCTTCCCAGTTTAGAATAACGTCACCATATCCAAAGATAGGTGGGTCGTTGTAAGTTACTTTAAATTCTGAATCTACTAGAAGACCTGGCACGTTGCCCATGGCTTCCTGGATTCTTTCGTGAGACTTAGTTCCAGCAGTCATGTTTGCACCGCCATAAGCATCTGCATTGTCTGTAAAGTTTGCACCCTCAAACGCTAGATACCAATAACGAGGACATTCCCCATGACTATATGCAATAGTCGATGGAGCGAATGTCTT